TTTGGCTTTGATTGATTTGGCTTTAGCTGCTTGTGCTTTTGTTTGCTTAGCCATTGTCTATTCCCTCGCTTGTTTAGCTTCCATAGTTTGCGTCGCCGCAGAGGCGACAAGTGAATTATACAGGAGCCAGCGCTAGGGTAAAGGATTATCTGGGATCACGTTATCCCAATATTTTGGCTGGCTTGGCGCTGGCTGGCTTGGCGCTGGCTGGCTTGGCGCTGGCTGGCTTAGCGCTGTCTCTCTTATTGCGCGTTGCGCGCTCGCTTGCCCGCACGCGCGCTACGCATACACACTCACCACATACATGCTTGCCCACAATTGCCTACCCCCCCCCCGCCTACCTATATTTTCCTCCATAAATTTGGGATAACGTGATCCCAATTCGAGCATTGACCACAACCATGGCCCAGGCTATAATTAGGCTTCAATCAATTGGAGGGTTTTGAAATGTCTGTTTCTCACTATACCGTCTGCGCTAACTGGGCCGCACAAACTGGCAAATGCCAGCGCGGGTTTAACATCTGGTATGAAGGCGACACGATATATTCGTATGGTCGCCATTTCGCTATGGGGCGGATCATTGGCGATATTGTTCTGGCCACGACTAGGCGTTATTCCGTATCAACGGAAAAACACAAAGGCTATTGTTACATGGCCGCACATTTCGAAGGAAAGCGAATTTACTCTGTGCCTAACGTCTGCGCTCGCGCCATTCACGAACATCGCGATAACTACGCTAGCTTTGAAACGCGAGCGCTCGAATACGAAGCCAAAGCTAAGCGCGCCCGCAAATATGGCCAATCCCACCTCAATGCTGCTAATCGTTTGCGAGCGGATGCTTCAGACTACGCCAAAGATTTCAATCTTGGCTACAAATAAACTTGGGATAACGTGATCCCAAAACCTTGAAAGGAAATGTTATGGAAAAAGCTACCATCAAAAGCGCTCGCGAAACCGCCGCCACCTACAAAGGCGATAACCTCGATGATAACGGCTTAGATGATGCCTACCTGCGAGGTTTTGATCGTGGCTATAGCTGCGCCAACCACAATGATTTGCCTGAGATAGGGGAAACCATTGATGAGCCAGACTGCAACGTTACGCTCGTTGAAACCAGCGATGATCGCGAGGAAGTCCTATCTCACCGCGCCTATGCTGGTGAAGAAAATGATCGTTCATATAGTCCATTCGAATTCACTGCCGAAGAATTCAATGATGCTGATGAACGCTTGAGCGAGGCTCTGTGGGAAGCTTTCGACCAAGGCATAGGCGACGGCATTGCCGCTAACGTCAAAGAGAGAATGGGAGACTAAATATGTCAAAATTCACAGACGCAATCGAGCATAACTGGCCGGACTACGTTATCTCTCCGGGTACTTGGGCTAGCTCTATCGAAGAGCATGGCGAAGATTACGAAGATGAAGGTTCCTTCTCTTGGCAGGGTTGCGATAGCTGCGGATCACATTTAGGCGGCGATAGGTACGAAGCTACGGCCATTCATCACGAAGCTTTCGGACCTGACGCCAAGCAGCCAGATAACCTTCACGAAATATCCATTTGCACCGATTGCATCCTATTTCATGCAAATGGCGACGAACCAGAAGAATGGGGTAAATAGTTTGGGATCACGTTATCCCATTTCCCAGTCCATTATTCCGGCCACTCCCCATAGCTCCAACAGAGTATCAGCGATGCAAAAACTAATCTCAAAACAATCCGAGGCGAAGTTGGTAAGTGGGGGGGTCTATAGACCCCTCCCCATATTTACCAACATCTTCTCGACCCTCCCCTTAGTTACCAACATCTTACCAACATCTTACCAACTTCCTAAAAAACGGCAGTTTTCTGCGGTTTTTAGCTTACCAACATCTTACCAACTTCTTACCAACATACCTGGGATCACGTTATCCCAAAATACCCCTAAAATGGCCGAAGTTGGTAAGTTGGTAAGAAGTTGGTAAGAAGTTGGTAAGCTATTTCGGGACTTGGGATAACTGTTAGATGGGATAACGTGATCCCAAAAAGGAGGCTTTCATGTATATAATTCGCAACGATAGAACCAGGGAATACCTTCACAGAAAGGGAGGAGCGAATACCTATATAGCGCTGGCTAAAAACGCCTCGTTATTCAATACTTGGGTGGGAGCGGTGGAAACCGCCAAGGCTTTAGGTGATAACCATACCGTAGTTGAAATAGACGAACGATATGAAGCGGTATATCTAACGGCGGGAAGGAATACTTGCGATTGCGGCAGTGGGGAGGATAGCTGGTGGGAAAATGATGCACGGGGTATCCCCCTCTGCAAAGTATGCTCAGAGTGTCGCAAGGATAAGCTTAAGAGGTATAGGATCGACGTTTTGATGGACCCATTTTATTGGGCTGATGAACAGATAGAGGAGGATTACTGAGATGCAAAAATATAGAGCGGATATGTCAGAGCTTCAATCTGACTATGCTTGAACCTGGGATTACGTGATCCCATTTGGAGGGTTATCGACATGATGAATAAAATGCTCAAGATGCTGAGCCATCAGTATGGCGGCGAAACCATAGAAGATGTGGAACGTTTAGTGGTGAGGGGGGTCTACAAATACACGAACTGCGGGGCTTCCTGTTATTTCCCGGAGGAGGGGTATCGGGTCCATGTAGCTGGTTATGTAGAGGGGACGGACATCGATTGCACTGTATTCGAACTGACATGGCCATTCACTATGGAGGACTGGTGGGACGCATTGACAGCCTGTGAGGAGGAAGCCTCAGAGATATGGGACCGCACACATGGTTGCGACGATTGCGGATCGGAAAATGAACTAGGGGGGATCGACATTAGCCCCTCATGCCCCTCATGCAAGGGTGAAGGAGTTATCATATGAATACCGATCAGAAGGAAGCGGTCAGGGCCAGGGCTCGTAGTGCGATCCTGGATTTGTACCACAATGCGACGGTGAACCATCCCTACACTGAGGATGAGAGCTATTGGGATTGGTTCCAGGATGCCGCCTCGTTCGAGATTGAGTATATCCAGGAGGGAGGTGCCTATGGCTCTCTAGTCAGGCACCTCCATAACGTGGGCAAGGAATGCGACCGCGAGGGTAGGTCGTTGGCCTACAAAAGTATGGCTAGGCGGCGGGAGAAGCGCAATATACTGATAGAGCGCTCACGGTGGAGCGCCTGGAATTATACCGCTGACTGGTACGGCAAGCTCTACCAGTATGGGCGAGGGGGGAGAACCTTGGCACCTGAGGATTTGATCAGGACGGGGGAGGGTCTACCTATTCTGTGCGGGAGGATTACCCTGATGATTTGAACATGGAGGATTGTGTCGAGCTGATCCAGGTGATCGAAAGCTTCAACTGGATTGTGGGCTGCTGGTGCAAGGACGTACCCGACCTATGGGCGGATGAGGTCCAGCAGCAGGAGGTTATGCTTGCTGAATGTGGCGGCCAATAATGGTATCACGTAATCCCAAAATGAAGGAGAAAGATATGCCTGAGAAAACGATCCCGAACGTGCCTAAGGAAACCTTTTGCCAGCATAGGGATGCTATCTACCGCCGCAGCGAGGTGCCCGATAGCTTTGTGGTGGAGGGGAAGGTCGGCCAGCTACCTTGGGTGTGGGGGCATAGCCTGGGGGAAGCATATGTCCAGGCTGATCGTGCTAACCGCAGGATGGGCAAATCTGAAGAAGAAGTAGACCGCATCGTAGTATCATCAATGAGGGTAACCAAATGACCTATGAAGTAATCGGCACCAGAAACTTCCTCCCCTTGCGGGGGGAAACACGCAGCCCTTTCCACAGCGTAGGTGTGGGGGGCGAGTATGACCAACCTGGGGGCGGCGACGTTGGGGTTCTCTGTGTTGATGAGGAAACAGCCCAGGTAGTGGCCACTGCCCTTAATGTGTATCGAGAGTTTATCTATGCCCGTAGGAGGGTACCTATATCGCGAGTGCCACTGATGGAGAGACTGGCTAGGGTTATGGATGGGAAGCGTGACCCTAACCCCATCGAACCACCTCTCATTGCCAATAATCCCTAAAAACATGAAAATAGAGTACCCTAGACAAGTCTCCAAGGGTTGTGTTACCCTTGGGGGCTTTCCGCTTTGCCAGGAGCGTGAACATGCCTAATCGTTTTTGGGGAGCAGTGCTTATCAGCCTCTTTGTGGTCGTATGGGTGTTGGCCACGGCTGAGTACACGTTCTAGTTTGGGATTATGTGATCCCATTTCGGAGGGAAATATGAATATCTACCTGTGTGAAGTTGTTACCCAAGCGGGCTCGACCAGTGAAAGCTTCAGGTTCGATAGCAAGACTGAGAGAACCTTCATCACAGCCCGTAGTGTAGACAGAGCAAAAGAGGCAGCAAAGGCCGCATTCCCTGAGGGGGTTGTGAGTATATCCCATATAGGCCCAGCCTAGGACTCCTCACATGAGCGAGTTACGAGAGGCAGCGCTGGCTTATGCCAAGCGAGGGTGGCCTATCTTCCCCTGTCGTTCAGACAAGACCCCTTACACCAGTAACGGCGTTCTCGACGCCACTACTGATCCCGAGGTTATCAACGCTTGGTGGGATAAGTGGCCGGGAGCTAACATAGCTTTTGCTGTTGGTGGCGCGGACTTCCTGGTTATAGACTACGATCCAGGGAGTAACAGGGATGAGGTGGCTAAAGCTTTGGGGGGAAAGATACCTCCCACCAAACTTGTGTCCAGAACTCCCAGAGGGGGTACCCATGAATTCTATCAGCTATCCAGCGACGATGAACCAATTGCGTCTTCAGTTGAGCCATTCGCAAAGCACGTTGATATACGCTCGTTCCATGGTTATGTACTTCTCCCTCCATCCGCAACCAAAGATGGAGTATACGTATGGGAGCAGGAGGGAAGGGCCGGGAATAGAACTCAAGCTCTCCTCGAAGCTTGCAAGCCCGCACGAGCTAAACACGTTGACAGAGATAATTGGATTATTGAGCCGGACTTGCCCCAGCATATTGACAGAGCTATCCAATGGCTCGAAGGAAAGATTGAGATAGGGGGTTCCTGGTGCAAGATAGCTATCGAAAATGCAGGAGGAGACAATACCACATACGCTACCGCAGCCATGATGAAGTCCTGTGGCTTGAGTGAGGAGCGAGCCGCAGAGGTAATGTGGGAGCATTGGAATGAGAGGTGTATCCCCCCATGGCCATGGGAGGACATACAGACCAAAGCTAGCCATGCTTACGAGTACAACACCTCCGCTCCTGGTAACGTCACACAAGCCTACCAAGCTGCCAAGGTAGCAATTCAGTTCCAGCCGATAATTGAACCTGCCGGTGAAGGGAGGACAATGCGAGCGGGGCGGTATCGTTTTGTAGATTGGGGAGGGATGCAAGCGATCCCTGATCCGACTTGGTTGTTACCGGATTTTTTGACGGATGGGGGGTATGGGATGCTGATCGGTCCCCGGTCCAGCCTTAAAACATTTATAGCATTGGATGCAGCACTAACGGTGGCTACTGGGGGGTATCCATCGTGGGAGGACAATGACCAGGAGTGGCGAGGGGTTTGGGATGCTCCTGCTAAACCTGGACCTGTCCTCTATGCGGTGGGGGAGGGGCGCTCTGGCATTCGCCTAAGAGCTAATGGCTGGGCAAGGCTCCATTGGGCGAAGCGACCCTCCCCCTCGTTGTATCTAGCTGACCCAGTGCCTAGGGTATCTGATGGGTTGGAAGCTCTCGACGGCTTCATTGAGGGCGCGTTAAAATATGAACCCTATGGCTACCGCCTGGTGGTGATTGATACAGTCGGTAGAGCAATGCAAGGATTGAACGAAAATGCCCAAGAACACGCTTCCTCCTTCACTGCAATGGTTGAGCATCTACAACGCAATCTTTGTGATACGGTTCTCGCAGTCCATCACACCGGACATGAGGCAAAGGATCGTGGACGAGGTTCTAGCGTCTTCGAAGCGGACGCTGATACCCTCGTTGTCGTCGAGAGGGATGATCAAGACAAATACTCCAAGCTAAAGATGACCAAACAGAAGGATGCTCCTGAGTGGGAAAGCCCACGCTGGGTAGAGGCTGTCAACATCCGCATGGATTTGGAGGGGAATGAAACCACCTTGGCCATGGCCAGGATGGATAAGAAGGAAGAGAAGAAGCAGGCTAGAAAGAAAGTAGATGCTGGTGCGAAACTTCATGTTGTGGATAAATTTGCAATGAAGGTGCTGAAGAGTAACATAGGGGTAGAGATGACTACCTCTACATTTGCGGTGAAGATCAGTGCCGCAGAAGATGAGGGAGGAGGAGGGGTCGGCCTAGATGAACAGACTATCAGGAAGCACTACCTGTCGAAGATAATAATGCCAAGTAACGACTGTGAGGCGAGGCAGTACTATGACGCAGCGAAGTCACGCTGGCGGTACTTATCGTCAGTGGACTAGGGATCACGTGATCCCACTAGACAAGGTGTGTAATGTTAGAGTACACTAAGAGAGTAGAAGCTCGCTACCGGAGGGGTACCGACATAGTTGGAGGGATAGTCACCTGGGGTTCAATAGCTCTTTGGGCGACAGGTTTTTGCTTCTGGCTTTATGGTATGTACCTCTGGATTTTCACTTGAAACCCTGAGGAGGGAAATTGATGGCGAAGAAAGCTAAGAAGAGTAGTGGTGCGGCGGCTAAGGCCAAGGAGGCGATAAAGAAAGCCAGGGCTGCGGAGAAGGAAGCCAAGGCTGCTGAGAAGACTGCCGCTAAGGAGGAGGCCAAAGAGAAGGCGGCGAAGGAGAAAGCCAAGAACCTCAAGAAGGCTCAGAAGGAGCTTGATCCCGCTGCGAAAGAGATCAACGTTCGTCTGGAGAAGGCGGCGCAGAACGACAGCAAGGCTGACGACCATCGTTTGGCTGCTGCTATCAAGTTGGATGAGGTCAAGACGCGATGCAATGACCTTGGCCTCAAGTTCAAGGAGTGGTGTGAGGGTCATTTGGATGAGAAGTGGTCTTACGAAAACGCTCGCAAGCTTGCGCGTATCGGTGCCGCTGACGATCCCCAACTAGCGTTGGAGGATCTTCGTAGTGGTAGTCGCAAGGCTATGGAGAAGAAGCGCAAGAAAGACAAGGAAGAGGGTAAGAAGGCTGCGGTCAAGTCCGCCCCCAAGGTCGCTGAGGAAGCTTTCGACAATATGTCGAAGGAAGATGCAGTGAAGGTGCTGAAGAAGGCGAATAAAAAGCACAAGCTTGGTCTTGGTAAGGGTAGCGCCGATAAAGGTCTTGATGGTGCTATCGCGGCTTTCGAGGATCTGGACGCGAAGGATAAGATGCGTCTCATGGCTCACATGGCTGGGAAGATGGATGCTACTGTTACCATCTTCGATGAGGATATTCACAAGGCTGTGAAGGGACTGAAGTAGCTTGTGGCAACTGAGCTTGGGATCACGTGATCCCAGGCTCTTTTTTTTCTGGAGGGAAAAATGAAAATCGACGTACGATAGAGGAGTAAGATTATGGATATAGTTACGATTACTATTGTTCTCGTCGTTCTTGCAGCAATCTTCGGAAACTCTGCATGAAAGATCATGACATAGAGGCTAGCTGGGCAACGGAGCCTTTGTTCTATGAGGCTCCTTGCCCGCCTGGGCAGGAACCAAGGCAGTACCAACATGCTAGTGTGGAATACTGTCTCGCTCGCGATCACGCTCTCATAGGAGACGCACCAGGGTTGGGTAAAACGATAGAGCTATTGATGCTCTCGAATGCTATAGAGGCTAAGCGAATTCTAGTCGTATGTCCCGCCAGTCTGAGGCTCAATTGGGAGCGAGAGGTCTGGCGCTGGTCTATGCTTCCCAACGTCCGTACCTATCCAGTTCTCAAGGCGCAAGATGGGGTTAGCCCAGAGGCGAACTACCTCATCATTTCCTATGATATGCTGCGGAACAAGAACATTCTTCAAGCACTCCTCGATTTGCGGTGGGATCACCTTATCCTTGATGAGGCTCACTATCTCAAGGACCCAAAAGGCAACAAGAGAACGGCAGCTATCTGCGCTGCTGATGGGCTGAGGTCAGTGGTAGGTAGGATTACCATGGCCAGTGGAACAATTCTCCCCAACCAACCTATCGAATGCTACAACGCTATCAGGCTCTTGGATTGGAGCGCGATTGATTACATGAGCGTCGAGGGATTTCGTGATTATTTTTATGAGAAGGGGCAGGGCTTTGTGACGGGAAGGTATGAAACTACTCTCAAGAATGGGGAAACGGTAATGAAGTACGGCCCGCACTGGTCAGATGAGGTTCGCAACGTCCCTTGTAACTTAGATCAGCTTCGCACCATCTTGCGCGGGGATATTATGGTACGCCGTCTTAAAGAGGATGTACTGAAGGAGCTTCCTGAAAAGCAATGGCACGTGTTCCCTCTAGCTGCGTCGAAGGAGGTCAGGAAGGCGATGGCTGACGATAGTTGGGGTAAGGTGGAAAAGCTGTATGAGCTTGACGCTGATGCCTTTGATGAAGGTATCCCTATTGATGGTGCTATCTCTACTGCCTTCAGGCTCTTGGGTGAGGCCACGGCACCTGCCATCGCGGACTACATCGAAAACCTCTTTGATAGTGGGATAGAGAAGCTGGTAGTGGGAGCATGGCATATATCAGTTTTGGACTATCTAAAGGAAAGGCTAACCAAATATGGTGTGGCATATATAGACGGTAACACCAGCCCTAAGAAGAAACAAGCCCAAGTCGATCTATTTCAAGAGGATATTGATACTCGTATCATACTTGGGCAAGTGCTGCCTCTAGGGGAGGGGTGGACCTTAACGGCAGCGCAAGATGTAGTTCAGGCTGAACCCTGGTGGGTGCCGGGGAAGAATGATCAATTGCTGGAGAGGACCCACCGCATTGGCCAGGAAGGAGATAGGGTCCTTGGCCATATGCCATTCGTTCCCGGCACCCTGCATGAGAAGATCATTAGCCAGGTGGTGGCAAAGGATAAGAATATCTACGAAACTTTGGATATGAGAGACTAGAAAGGAGTGTTGACCATGAGTAAAAATTCGCTTACAATTCCTGAAGTTATCCATGAAGGAGGGAAATCATGAACGTGAATAAGATCGCCGTGGAAGAACACGGCTCCGGCTACCAGATCACCGTAGGTATGTTTGCGCCAGGTTGGTTGGGGTCGAATGACGATGGCCCAACAACTGGCGTTGGCCGTGCTGCGGCAGCTATGGAAAAGCTGATCCTTGCTATGTTCAAGGATGCTCGCATTGGTGAGGAAGAGGGATCACGTGATCCCAAACCTAAGAAGCAGCGCAAGCGCAGGACGAAGGCAGAGATGGAAGCCATTGATGAGGCTACCAGTGACGCTAAGGCTGAAGAAGAGGAAGAAGAGGAAGAGGAGGAAGAGGAGGAAGAGGAGGAAGAGGAACCTACTCCTGCCCGTACTGCTGGGCGAAGGGGCAGACGGGGGAAGGGTGCAGCGAAGAAGTCTGCAAAGACGGATACCTCTGATGACGAAGAGGAAGAGGAAGAAGAGGAAGACCCTCCCAAGAAGAAGGGGCGGCGCGGTCGCAGAGGCAAGGCTGGTACTACGACTGGCAAGAAAGGAAAGTCAAAGAAATCCCCTTCTGATGACGAGCCTAGTGACGAAGACCTGACCAAGGCTTGCTCTGATGCCGCTCGCGATATTGGTGCCCCTGGTGTCTTGGCTGCGCTAGAGGTCTTCAAAGTTGATAAGGTGAATGAGCTTGAAGGCGACCAGCGTCAGGAGTTCCTTGATGTTCTCGATGAAATGGTTGCCGACGGGGTTGGCGAGTGAGCGAACTACAAGCTCACTCTCCTCTGGGAGCGAGCGGGGCATATCGTTGGATGGTATGCCCCGGCTCCGTGGGCAATAGCGAAGGGGTTATTGATCCAGAGAGTGAGTTCGCCGCAGTCGGCACTGCTGCTCATACCTTAGCATCTGACTGCCTTGAAAGCGCTAAAGATGCTTGGCCACTCATTGGCTCCTGGTATGACGGGCAAGATATCGTACTTGCTGGTACTCCATGCGATGGAGCGTTAGTAGTAGATAAGGATATGGCGGATGCCGCCCAGGTCTATCTTGACGCCATTCGCCACGAACACCCTAACCAGAACCAGGGCAACACCTGGGTAGAGCGTAATTTTCACTGCCCAGATATCCATGAGCTATTCTACGGCACCGCTGATTTCATCCACTATGACAAGGCCAATAGTAAGCTCCATGTGTGGGATTACAAGCATGGTGCTGGGATTGTTGTAGATGTGGAGGGCAACCCTCAGCTTATGTACTACGCTGTAGGGGCGCTTGAGGATTTGGACTTGTGGGATGAGGTTGAAACCATAGTCCTGCACGTGGCTCAACCCAGAGGGTGGCATAGTGACGGCCCGTTGCGTGAGTGGTCGCTTGGAAAAAGTGAACTAGCGAAATGGTTGGATAACATTTTGAAGCCAGCTATGAACCGCGCTCAGACTTCGACTGACACAGCCAGTGGTGATCACTGTCGTTTCTGTCCCGCTCGCTGGAGAGCTTGCCCGCAACTCGTTGCTGACGAGGAGGAGCTAACGGAACTCATGACTAAAATGGAAAAAAAGGGAGGGGCGAAGAAGCTATCCAACAAGGATATCGCTCGCTTGCTAGACCTTGGTGAGGTGATGAAAATCTCCATCAAGGCGGCTAGGGAGAATGGCTTCGCTCGCGCAGAGGGAGGAGCGGAGATACCAGGGTGGAAGCTGGTGAAAGCTCGCTCCAATCGTGAGTTCAAAGAAACCGCTGAAAAGGCAGCGATCAAAAAGTTCGGCAAGGCGAAAGCTTTCACGACACCTGAGTTAAAGTCTCCAGCCAAGATCGATAAGTTGCCAGGAGGGAAGAAGTTCACGGCTGAGTACGCTTTCAAGCCTGAGAAAGGTATGCAACTGGCTCAAGCCAGTGATGCCCGTAACGAAGCTGGACCTAGCACTAGGTCTATGTTCAAACCCCAACACAATAATTAGAAGGAAGATTGACTATGGCCAAAGCGACCGAAGACAAGAAGAAAAAGATCATGACCCCTGAGGGGCGGTTGATCAACGGCTCTTTGTGGACAAAAGATGTCTACACCCCTGAGAGGGGGAAGGAGGGAACACCCCAGTACAAGGTTGAGATGGCTTTCAATCCTGACGACTTGGAGGAGTTGGAGAACGCTATCGTTGCCTGTGCTGTCGAGGAGTGGGGCGAGGATGCAGAGCAGGAGTATGACGACGGAGATATCCGTAGTCCAATCCTGGACGGCGATGAGATGGCCAAGAAGAGGGAGAAGAAAGGTAAGAATGGTGAAGCTTACCAGGGCTTTGATGTCATTCGCGCAGCTACCATCTACAACGCTAATGGCTATGATGATAGTGGTGGTGTCTATGTTGCGGATGCTGCCGCTGAGCAGATGACCTTTGAAGAGCGTGGGAAGGTCTACAATGGCAGTTACGGCATTGCTATCCTCACTCCCAATGCGTATGAGATGGAGGGACGCGATGGTACGGTGCGGGGCGTTAGTCTCTACCTTCAGGCGTACCAGTTCACCAGGGATGGTGATCCTTTGCGTGGCTCCAATGCGGGCGCTTCCATGTTCACCTCCAAGGTGAATGAGGAGAGTGAGGGAAAAGGTCGGCGCCGCAGGGGTAAGTAGTTTAGGCGTCGATCTTGAGGGGTGTGTCTTCCCACAGGCACACCCCTTTTCTTTTGAGGAAGGAAGTATGAATATTATCCGCGAGTATCCACCGAACATCAACGAGATACGTAAGTCATTTCCTGTCAAAGGGAAGTCGGTTATTTTTGCTTGGGGGGAAGACATCTATAATCCTAATGGAGTGCAGATACCAAAGCATTTGATCGCACATGAGGCTGTCCATATGGCTCGCCAGAGAGCTTTCGTGATAAATCTCCATGGTGCTATATGGGAGGGTATCACTGACGCTAGCCGTGAGAAAGGTGTCTGGGATTGGTGGAACTGCTACATCAACGATATAAAATTTCGCTTCGATGAGGAGTTACCGGCGCACCAAGCTGAGTACCTGTGGTTCCTCCAGAACGGGGCGCACCGTCCTGAGAGGCGGCGAGCGAT